GCACAGGTGGGATTCACCGAAGTGACCCTCAATGCGGTGGGCTACTACATCGACCAGGATCCAAGCCCGATCCTAGTTGTCCAGCCGAATGTCGAGCCAATGGCAAAGTACTGGTCCAAGTCCCGGCTGGCGCCGATGGTGCGGGATTCGGCGCAGTTGCGGGGCAAGGTGAGCGCGGTAAAGAGTCGGGATAGCGGCAACACGATCCTAGCCAAGAGCTTCGTCGGCGGCGAAATCTCGATAGCCGGGGCCAATTCGGCTGCAAGCCTGGCCTCGAGGCCGATCCGCATTCTGATATTTGATGAGGTCGACAAGTACAACCTATCCCCTGGCACCGATTCTGACCCGATAAAGTTGGGCGAAACCCGGACGGACACCTTCTGGAATCGCAAGATCATTCTTGGTTCGACACCGGAGGACAAAGGCACGTCTTCGATCGAGACAGAGTGGGAGGCACCCGAGGTCGACCAGCACCATTATTTCGTGCCGTGCCCGCACTGCGGCCACATGCAAACGCTACGCTGGGGCGGGAAGGATGCGCCGTTTGGGCTGAAGTGGGCCAAAGACAACCCGAGTACGGTAGCGTATCTCTGCGAAGATTGCGCAGTTTTGATTGACGAAAAGCACAAGCAGGCGATGCTACGCGGTGGCGAGTGGCGTGTCACGCGGCCCGCACCGATACCGATGAAACGTCGCCGGGTCGGGTTCCGGATTAACGGCCTGTACTCCCCATTCAAGCACTGGGACGAGCTGGTGCACCTCTGGCTTGGGGCGCAAAGCGACACAAAGTTGCTCAAAGACTTTGTAAATGAACGGCTTGGTGAGACATGGGAGCCACCCGGCGAGAAGGTATCACCGGAAGACTTAGAGAAGCGGGCGGTCCCTTACCATGTGGAAGTGCCGGTGGGTGTCGGCATTCTCACGGGCGGGGTCGACGTGCAGGGCGACCGGCTCGAGTTTATCGTCAAGGGTTGGGGCGCAAAGCAGGAGTCGTGGTTAATTGCACATCATAGGCTGATGGGGGATCCGGAGCGGCTGGACGACGTGTGGGCGCGGCTCGATGCGCTCTTAATCAAAACATACGTCCATGAGGGTGGGGCACCGCTCCGGATCCAAGCCTGCATGATTGACTCAGGATACAAGACCAATACGGTCTACGACTTTGTGCGGACCCGGCAAGCCCGGAACGTCTTTGCGTCGAAGGGTGCACTTGAGCGCGGCCGCCCGCCGTTGACACGGGCGCAGCGGGCGAACAAAGCCAGGGTCAAGCTGTGGACGATCGGGACCGTAGCCTTCAAGGATCGTATGTTCGGACGTTTGAAACTTGAGCGGCCCGGCCCCGGCTATATGCACTTCTGTCAACCAGGGAACGGCGGTGCTGATGCGGAATACTTCGCGCAGTTTGCGGCGGAGCGCTCCGTTAATGAGCGGGTGGGCCACAGATGGGAGCGGCGCTATAAGCAAGTCAGGCAACGTAACGAGGCAATCGACTTGGAGGTGCTGGCGATGGCTGCGCTGTACGCGCTCGGAACATCAGCAGCTGACAACCTCGAACACTGGGTGCGGCAGGTGGTGGCCGAAGGTGAGGGGACAGAGCAACCAAGACCCAAGTCGGTCCCGCGCCGGAGCTCGTCTTGGGCCAATAGGTGGAGGGGTTAAGATGCCATACGTCGTGAAAGAAGCGCGCCGGCTGGCGGAGGTTGCGCTCGACATACCGAATCCGCCTCCGGAGTTCCGTGAAACGTTGAACGACTTGCTGTTGGTGATGCACCACCCACTGGCCGTCAAGGAAATAGAGATCACGGACGTCTACCATGTCGAGAAAGGGAGGTGAGACGTGAAAACACAACTACTCGGACTTGAATTGTTCACGCGGATCGCGAAGGAATTAAGCCTGAGCCACCCGAGACCAATCAATCAGCAGCAATGGGCAGATGAACTCGGGATCACCCAGCCAAACATGGGGAAACTATTGGATGCGATGGTCGCCGAGGGATGGTATGTGGAGCATCCGAAGCAAGGTGTTGCCCGAATGTTCACCGTAAACCCCACTAAAACGGGCGTGCAGGACCACTACAATCGGCAAATAGCGGCGTAGTCTTGCAAAATGCAATAAAACAACCGTTATAATTGCTTGCATAATGCAAGAGTGGGTGCCTAAGTATGGATTATGGCACCTACGACCCCATCAGGGCCGCCCGTTCATGCTGTCGCGGGCGATTCTTGGCGCTGGAAGGTTTCGGACCTCCCTTATCATCCGCAGTCTGAGGGCTGGAGTCTCAAGTATGAGTTAGCGGGTCGGTCTAAAACTCTCACAATCACACCCACTTGGCAGACATCCGGTGATGACATCGACACTTGGCTTGCCACTGCCGCCACTACCGACACTAATGACCTTGACGCGGGCACCTATACGCTCTCGGCTCGCGTTGTGGGTTCCGGTGAGTATGACGGTCGTGAAGAAACGATTGACGTAAGAACCGGTAGGGCCATCGACTCTAATTCCAAGCCGTGGTACATGGCCGTCAATGCCGATCCCCGCACGGCGGCGGCAGGTGATTTCTTACTGCGTGTTGAAGAAGACATAGAAAAACTTGAAGCGGCAATAGCTGGGCGACTGACTAAGCAAGACGAATCCTATGCTATCGGTGGTCGGTCTATTTCAAAAATTCCCTACATGCAACTCGAATCACTGTGCAATCAGAAGCGCGCCATCCGTGATAGCATACTCTACGGCAGGATAAGCCAGCCAATAGAAGTGACGTTCCGCCGTGCCTAACTGGTTCGCGCCCCTGAGGCGAAAGATCGCAAAGGCGATCAATCCCGGTCCCTCTGCTCAGTTCTCCGGTTCGATAATCAATCGCTTGACGATGGATTGGGCGATGTCATGTATGTCAGCGGACGCTGAGATCATGGCGAATCTCTACCTACTCCGGGGCCGATGCCGGGAGTTGGTGCACAACAACTCGTGGGCCAACAGATACATCGGGCTTGCGTCGAGCAACGTGATCGGCGCGGACGGCATTGTGTTGCAAATGAAACTCCCGAGCCGGGAACTGAACAACGCGACCGAAGGATCATGGACCAAGTGGGGCCGGGAAGCCACAGCAGACGGGCGACTGTCGATTATTGATGTCCAGCATATCGCCGATCAGAACCAACGGGTCGACGGCGAGTGTTTTATTCGGCTTCTGCCCGGATTCGAGAACAACCACAGGTTCGCTGTACAGTTCATCGATCCCGATCAGCTGGACCCGTACCATAACCGGCCGCGGGAGGGGACAGAGAACGAAATCAGGATGGGCGTTGAGGTGGACACACTCAGCCGTCCCGTGGCCTACCATTTCACCGCTTCGAGGCCCGGCGATATTCATTGGGGATCTCGCGAAAAGCAGGTCATCCCCGCGTCGGAAGTCATCCACTACTACAGACAGTACAGGCCAAACCAAACACGCGGCTTGCCGAGATTCGCGCCGATCATGGCGGACTTGAACATGTTGCGCGGATATATGGAAGCGGAGCTAGTCGCCGCCCGGATGGGTGCTGCGAAGGTGGGGTTCTTTGAATCGGACTTTGACAGCGGGGCGACGTGGGCTGGGGACGGCTCAACGCCTCTGAAGATGGACGCGGAACCGGGGTCCCTCGAGCAGTTGCCAGCCGGCTTACGGTTCAACAGTTGGGATCCGTCGCATCCGAATGCGGCCTTCCCTGATTTTATGCGGGCATCGTTGCAATCGATCGCAAGCGGGCTCGGCGTTTCCTACACCTCACTCACTTCCGACCTAAAGGAAGCGAACTTCGCGTCTTCTCGCGTTGGGCTTCTGGGTGAGCGGGACATGTGGCGAGTCGACCAGCGTTTCGCGATCGACCACCTACTCCGCCCTTTGTTCGATGCATGGGCGCCAATGGCCTGGATCGGTGGGCAGCTGGAGACGGCCATTCAGCCGCAGACCTACATCGATTCCGCAACGTGGCAGCCACGGGGCTGGACGTGGGTCGATCCGCTGAAGGACGTGCAGGCCGCTGTAATGGCGAAGAACAACCGCTTGACCTCAACACAGAAGATCGTCGGGTCACAGGGCCACGACATGGAAGACATCTACGAGGACCACCGCCGGGAAGCGGAGATAGCCGAGCAGTCGGGTGTCTCGCTGGTAGGTGGGAGCGGTCCGGCAGTCACACAGGACAATTCAGCAACGGACGACGAGCTCGACGAAATGGCACGACTCGCAATTGTAGGGGAATAGTATGGGCGACGAAAAGAAACGGGTACCGCTTCGGGTGTTGGACCTAGCCCTCACCAGTTCGTGGGCAATCCTTCCCGAAGCATTACCGCCGATTATCAAGATCGCCGCCCGCGAAGGCGATGAAGCGCTCGAGGCAGTACAGGCCGAACTCGGACAGGAACTCGACAACTCCCGGCACGTAGCGATCCGCGACGGCGTGGCGGTGATACCGATCTCAGGGCCGATCTTCAGGCGGGCGAATCTGTTCACTGAATTGTCAGGAGCTACGTCAGTCGATGTGCTAGCAAACGATCTAGTCGCCGCACTCGAGAGCCCCGACGTAGACGCCATTCTACTCGATGTAAACTCGCCGGGTGGGCAGGTAGATGGTGTGTCGGAGATGGCGCAGCTGATCAACTCGCACCGGGGAAAGAAGCCGATTGTGGCGCATATTGACGGGTTCGCCGCATCCGCCGCCTACTGGATCGCCTCCGCCGCTGACACGGTGGTTGCGTCTGACACTTCACTGATCGGGTCGATCGGAGTCATTGCGACCTATCAGCTACCTGACGGTGAAGGGCGGACGATCGACATTGTGTCGAGTCAGAGTCCCTACAAGTCGGTCGATGTTGTTGACCCGAAGGGGCGCAAACGAGTACAACAGCAGGTCGATGATATTGCTGCTGTGTTTGTGAAATCAGTCGCGAAATACCGCGGTGCCGAGAAAGAACAAGTACTCTCGGACTTCGGCAAAGGCGATGTGCTGATCGCGTCCCGCGCTCTCAGGGTTGGGATGATCGACCGCGTTGGAACCTTCGAGGACACCTTTGCCCGGTTGAAGGGCAAGCCGACGGGCATAGGCCGTGCGGCAGCCGCGTTACCCGTGTTGGACTTAGCCGCTGCAACCCCAAGCGAATCCGCTTTCACGGCCTATCTCCGTCAGCAACTCACCGCAGGAACAACCGGCACATGGTCCGACGGGACCGGTGGCTGGCACTCAAACATAGAAACGCTCACCACGACCCTAGCCGGCAGTGATGCCCAATCACAAAGCGATGTCGGGACACCGCCCGACGAACCTAAACCAAAGCCGGAACCTGCGGCGAAAGTCGTAGATCAGGAGGTAATTGATATGACGCCAGAAGAGCTTGCCGCGGCGAAGGCAGAAGCGGCAACGAAAGAGCGCGAACGAATTGACGGAATAAACACCGTCTGCGAACAGTTCGCGTATTTAGTGGTAAACGCCAAAGATTTGGCGACAGAAGCAATCAAGGCTGATCAGTCGGTTGATCAGTACCGGGAGGAAGTAGCCAAGAACCTACCAGAGCCCGGCGTGACCCCGCAGCCCGCCAGTGAACATACGCGGGTTGAAGTCGGACAAGACCGCGAGCTGCAAGCCGATTTTCCGCTCGGGGAAATGATGCTCGCAGTGAAGAACGCGGCAGTGTTCCCGAGCGCGCAGGTAGACAAGCGACTACTCAACATCCAGGCGCAGTTCTCGGCCGCTACCGGGTTGTCCGAGCAGGTCGACTCCGAGGGTGGGTTCCTGTTGCAACAGACCGTATCGGGCCGGTGGCTCGAGAGGATGTATCAGACGGGGATGATCCTCAGTCGCGTCACGCGGACTCCCATTGGACCGAATAGCAA